GCCCCGCGTGAAAGATCGTCGTGTGCCTCATGTGCCTGCATTCGTGTGCCAGGACTGTAAACGGAAACACCGCCAATACCGACAAAGCAAAACGGACACGAAGGGAGGCACAGCAACGTGAACTCAGAAAAACCAACAGCCATCGAGCGGTACACCCTGCTCGATCTGGACCGGTTGACCTTGAAGCTGAACGCAGACAACGTAGAACAAGCTCATGAGGTTAATGCGTTACGAGCAACAGATGAAGAATTTGCGTCATTTGTTGCGGACTACGCCAACGCGAAGCCGGGGATTGATTGGTCTGATCTGGAAGAGCGGGCCTCCTTTTTAAGCAGGCTGCACGCTTTCTGTGAGGCGCAAAGCTTACCCATTCCGTTCACAGAAACCGATGAAAACCTTACTGAGGATGAGATGAAAAAATTACCCAGTTGAGGCGGAAACGGGTAATTTTTTCACGATCTGCATCCATAATTTTTTCATGAGGAGAGAGATGTCACATACCTTTACTGTAGAAGAGAGTGAATCGACCTTGCGCCAATTGCAGGAACGCCAAAGTGATCTGGCTACAGACGACGCACGCTGGATACAAGACGGCTATGGGTTAGCATGGCCTGAACAACAAACGACGTGGGAAGAGCGTGGGAAGCGATTGCATCGTGAGGTGCGAAAGGCGTTGTCATGACAGAAAACTATCCAGGTGAACGGACTTACGAGGAACTCTACGAAGAAATCATGGCCCAGATCGAGGCGATAGAGGTGCGCTCTCGCTTGATGCAATGGCCGTATACCACGGTTTCAACGGCAGGCACGACGACGTTGACCGTCAACGCCGCGTCGGCATCAAGCGGCCAGACCTACAGCATCGTCACGTCTGGCTCTCATGTGCCAACGAAGAAAAAGCCAGTACGTCCGAAAGTCCGCTATCGGGCGCATTGGCGCAAAGAGCAAATTGAACGCAAATTAAGGAGCGTATGAGATGCACTACGTAGAGGCACTACAAACCTACAACGGGAAAGAAACCGGCCTGTTCCTGAATTGGTAGCAATAGAATCTGACAAAACAGAGGAGTACAAGTAATGCCAAAGTTTCGCGCCCTCATCAAGCACGCCTTGTTTGAATTGCTCTCCGAAATGTTTGTCGAGTGGCTTGAAGTCCGTGAACGCGCATGGACAAAGCAGCGATGTTCACACTGCAAGCACCCCATCGCCTTCCCTGATGCGCAATATTGCGCGTTTTGTGGGCTGCCCTTTCGCGCCGCTGAACCGGCCCTCTGCACGGTGTCATTTGCACCGCCCATTGCGCCGGTAGAGCCGCTACTGACACCAATCCAACCGCAGGAAACCGATGGTTTGAACATTGGAGCGTTCCCAGCGTCTTTGTACTTCCACAACAAGTCGGAACACCCTGACTGGGGAGAACACACCCGCGCCCTGCGTGCGATCCGTTTGAAACCTGAGAAGGAGTTACCCACAAAATGAATCAATACACGGACATCTTTCTGCAACTGGCTGTTCTCTGCTTTGTCTTCGTCTTCGTCCTCGTAGGTTTCATGGGTGTGCTAGCTCTCATCACTGCCCTCCAGCATCTCCGTTTTTTATGGGAAGCGAGAAACCGGCGTCGCGCCCTGCAGGGGCATTACCACCAACTGCACCTCTCCCTCCTGCGTCACATCGATGCCCTTTTGCAACAGATGGAACGGAGGTAGGTAACATGGATTGGTTTCCTGAACTCACCATACGCCTCCTGCTGACCATCATCTGCTTTCAAGGCCTGGCGTTCTTCTGGTTCGTCTGGATTGCCTTGAAATACGTGAGCAGGGCAAGGAAAAGGTAGAGGGAGAGCCAGGACACGTCCTCCTTGCGTGTTGCCTCTCTCTCTGCTATACTGTAGCTATAGAACAGACATTCAGGGGTGTATGTCCATGCTATGCAGTGATACCGGCTCTCAAGAGGCTATCAGGTTTGAGCATCTTGATACACCAACTGCGGAACAGGTCAATACAATGATTGGTCTGTTCAAACGCCTGTTTCACGGCAATGGACGCATCACCTTGATTGTGAATGGCGGCGTCGTCTCGGAGTTCGAGACGAATACCAAGACACCGAACAGGCGGCGAAAACCAGCCTAACAGACCACCTTTGGTTTGTATCGTGGCGGAGTACCGCGTAGGGCCTTGGTGGTAGACACGCAAGGCCCCTACTCCATCTATCGTGCTGAAGCACCCTTTGGGCATTCTGCAAGCACCGACCTTCGTGGTCGGTGCTTTTTTATTGGTCTCTTCTCGCTCCTGACCGTTACACCAGTCGTACACAAGAAAGTGTGTGTGTCGCTATGGTTCCTGATAGCAATAAGGTTGTCCTTACCCTTAGCCCCGCAAACAATCTGGACTCGCTCTTGCTCACGCAGCCTCTCCCCCAAAACAAACGGCAAGCGCGGCAGTTACACAAGGTGCCGCATCGACTGTGGATTGAAAAAGGAGGCATGGGCTTTGCTGATACGCTGCATTGCTGGTGTGCAGCGACGCTCTCACTGGATTATGCCAAAGAGGGCGTAGGTCTGCTCGACAGTATGGAGGCAATGGCAGACGCGGTACAGGCGTTTGGACGCACACACGCGACCTGTGAGCCTCGTAGCCCTCGTAGCCCGATGGACAGCGAACAAGAAAGTGGGGGAATCGAATGATGGACTTTTTGCCTATCTTCCTTGCGCTCGCTCTTTTTACCGTTCTCTCCTTTCTGTTCTCGCTCTGGTATGCCCGCCGCTTGCGCCGGCACGCCATGCTCTACGATCCACTCTGGTATGAAGAAGCCAACGACGCAAGCAAAACGACGCCACTTGGCTACTATTCCGTACAACGCGGCAGGCGCATTTACCCTGCTATCCGAAAGGAGCCACGTGGATGAGTGAGAGGCCAGGAGAGAAGAACACACCGCTAGACACTTCCTTGTCAGCTAAAAAAGGGATGAGCAAGAAAGCGCGTCAACGGGCGTTTCTCTCGGCGTTTGCTGAACACGCCAATGTCCTCTTGTCCGCGAAAGCGGCTGGCATTTCACGTCAAGTTGTCTATCAGTGGCTAGAGCATGATGAAGCGTTTTCTTTTGCGTACCATCAGGCCAAAGAAGACGCTCGCGACGTGATTCGAGCAGAAATCTACCGGCGTGGCTCTGAAGGTTGGGATGAGCCAGTCTATCAACTCGGCAAGTACGCGGGCAAGGTGCGCAAGTACAGCGATACATTATTAATCTTCCATGCCAAGATGCTCATGCCGGAGTATCGCGATAAGCACTCGCTTGAAGTCAAAGGCTCGATTCAGCATTCACCCGCCGAGGTCTACGCCCATTTGTCTGATGAGGAACTAGATGAGATAGAGCGCGTCTTACTGGCCGCACAAGAGCGCATGAATGGCGGTGGGAGCCATGGCTAAAACACTCACAAGGAAGCCAGGTCTCCCTCTTGCGGATATGGCCGCGCTCCGCCAGGAAAAGGCGAAACGGTGTAAAGCCTCTTTTGCCTATTTTCTGAGGCAAGCCTGGCCCACCATTGAGCCGTCCCGCCCGCTTATCGAAGGAATCCATGTCGATGCCTGTTGCCAGCATCTGCAAGCCATTGCTGACGGTCTCATTCATCGCTTAGTGGTCAACATCGCGCCCGGTCATGGCAAATCGTCGATCTTCTCAGTGGCGTACCCAGCCTGGGTCTGGACCCGCAATCCCTATGAGCGGTTCCTATGCGCCTCCTATGCCCTTGACCTCTCCATCCGTGATAATCGCTTCTGTCGCTTGCTCATTGAATCGGAGTGGTATCAATCGCTCTTTGGCGACGTGTTCACGCTCAGTCAGGACCAGAACCTGAAATCCTACTTTGAGAACGATAAACGTGGCTATCGACAAGCCACGGCGGTGCGTGCCAGTGGAACCGGCAAACGGGCCACCACGCTCATTATCGATGACCCCAACAATGGTATGGCTGGTCAAGTGGAGACGGAGGCGGCACGGCAATGGTTTGGGCGCACATGGATACCGCGCCTCAACAATCAGGAAGCTGGGAACATGATTACGGTTGGGCAACGCCTGCGCGAGAAGGACGTGACTGGCCACATCTTGGAACTCGGTGGCTGGGAGCATGTCAATTTGCCAGAGGAATACGCGCCCTCACGTAAGTGTGTGACCAGCATCTGGGAAGACCCGCGCACAGAGGAAGGACAACTGCTTTGTCCCAAACTGTTGAACGAGGCGGATATTGCGAAACTCAAAAAGACGCTGGGGCCAGTGGACTACAGCGCACAGTACGATCAGGAACCGATCCCGCCCGGCGGCTACGTCTTCGAGGAGCAGTACGAACGCCTGTTCTCGATTGACCATCAATCCAATCTCTATCTCCTCGAAACTCCAGACGGCATCCGTCCTATCGTCATGTCGTCGTGCAAGCTCTACATCACTTCCGACGTAGCCGCCAAAGCCAAAGAAGAAAATGATTTTACCGTGTTCTCTGTGTGGGCCGTTACCCCTGCCCGGGAAGTTTTGTTGCTCCACGTCTTTCGTGCTCACTTGCGCATTCCCAAACAGGTTGAGAATGGCTACACGCTCTATCTTGCTTATGTGGACGACCGTTTTCAAGCCTTTTATTTTGAAGATGTAGCCTATCAAGGCGCGTTTGGGCAATACATGTTAGAGCGCGGTGTCCCTTGCATGGAATATCATCCTAAAGGCGACAAAACCGTGCGTGCTGGGGGAGCGGCCATCTGGATGAAGCTCGGCAATGTCTACTTCCTCAAAAATGCGTCCTGGTTAGAGGATTGGCGATCCGAAATGTATAAATTCCCGAAGGCGGAGCATGACGATCAAGTCGATAATCTGTCCATGATCTGCATTATCGTCAAACAATCGCACGATATGGAAGCTTTAGACAAAGAAACCGCTGATGCGCTTAGCAGCTTTCGGGGGTATTAATGAACACCAAAACCGTCTCATCCATCGAAACCATCGAAAAACAGATGCAGCACATCCCCTGTGGCTACGTGCTGCGCGTGGTGACACGGTTTTATGATTGTACGTTCACCCAAAAGAGCTTGAAGGAAATCATATTTTCCTATGACCATTGTGATGTCACCTTTTACACACTCGACAGTGATGAACCAATCACCCATTGCCCACAATGCAGCGCGGAACTCCCTGTTTTGAAACACATTCCGCCCAAAGCAGAACGTCATGATTCTGAACACATAGGATTGTAAATGTATGGCAAGCAGTAGTATTTTTAAGAGGGTAGGTATGGCTATTAGCACCGGTATCAACGTCGGCTACAGTGCCGCTCGACGTGTGTTTGAAGACCCTTCTCTGGCACATCAAGAGGGCTTATATTTCAATCAATACGGCATGTATACCCTGCTGTGGGCGTACTATAATGGAGCCATGTTTGAACGGATTGCCTCTGTTTTCAATGGCAACCTCAACACCAGTTGGCAAATCAGTGCCAATGGCTGGGCCATTTACAAACAGAACTACAACCTCTACCGCAACATCCGTCTGATCTACAATCCCACCCGTCGCCTGGTTGATTTCTATGCCGGTCAGGTCTACCCAGGTGTTCTTTCGGAAGACGGTCACAGCCTTCCAGATGGCGTCGCCCTGGCCGTCCCTTTCTCAGACGATACGCCCGCTCCTCTCAAAAAAGCTATTGCCCAGTTCTGGCAATGGTCGAACTGGCAATCTCGTAAGTCCATCCAGGTGCGCTACGGAGCCGCCCTCGGTAGCGTCCTCATCGAACTCATTGATGATATCGAGAGTGGTCAAATCAGCGCAGATATCGTCTGGCCTGGGTTCGTGTCTCACATCCAATTAGACCCAGCCGGCAACGTCAAAGCCTACGCGCTTGAATATCAGGCCCGTGATGAGGTAGCCGCCTATATCTACCGCAAAGAAGTCGATGCCAACGAGTTCCGCTATTACAAGGACGGCTCGCCCTTCAACTACGGCGACGGTGGGTCGGTCGTTCCCAACCCCTACGGTTTCGTGCCAGCCGTCTGGATTAAACACACCGATATTGGCGGGATACACGGTTCTCCCGCCATCGCTGGCTCCCTCGGCAAAATCGATGAACTCAACAATCTTGCCTCTCACGTCCATGACCAAATCCATAAAGTGATTGGCGCACCGCTTCTGATTGCCACCAATTCATCGGTCACGAACTTGTATAACACCCAAAAGCGCGGAGCCACGACTGACTTACCACAACCCAGCGGCGATCAAGAATCCATCCTCATGCTCAAAGCCGACCCACAAACGCATATTGAGAGCTTAGCGGGTAATCTGAACCTGGCTGACGCCGTGCAGTACATGAACATGCTCCTTAGCGAACTGGAGCAGGATCACCCTGAACTGACGTTCTACAAAGAATTGCGGGCCATGAGTCAGGTCACCGGCCCTGCCGCTTCTCGCCTTGTAGGTGATGTGCAGTCCCGTTTTGCGGAAGCGTCTGCTGCCTACGACCAGGGCAATATCAAGCTCTTTCAAATGGCCGTCGCCATTGCCGGTTTTCGCGCCAATAGCGGTGCATGGGGGCCACTCAACAGCCAGCAGCAAAAGTTCACGCCCTTTAACCTCGACTCGTACCACAAAGGCGATCTGGATATGGCGATCATGCCACGTCCCCTGCTTGTGCCTACGCGCTATGAGATCGGTACGGAGAACGAGCAGATGTGGCGTGGCGTCGCCTTTGCCTCACAGGCCGGTGTCCCGCCTGAATTCGTCTTACAGGTCGCTGGCTGGACAGACGACAAAATAGCCACGTTCAAAGCGGCTCAGGCGCAACGCACCCAGCAACAGCAACTACAAGCGCAAGCGGACGTAATACCGACCGTGCATCAGTAGAAAGGAAAAGATATGACCATGATTCAACCTATTCCATCCAACACCGGCGCAACGCCACCCAAAACCGTTATTCCCAAAGCCGCAGACCCTGGCAAACAGCCACAAAACATGAAGCGTATCGCGCACAACGCGAAGATGGACAGGCACAATAGCGGCCTGAAAGGACACTAGTACGGATGATCTCAGTAGAGGCAAAAGTCAGCATACAGCGTATTCCGTTAGAATGTTTGCAGGTCAAAGACCGTGATCCGATGTACCTATCAATGGTGCAACTGTATGTTGAGCAATTACGAGCGCATCCTCATGATGATGCCGGTATGATACGAGCTGTACCATCAAATACCCATGCGAACATGTATACGGTTGAGGATGGTCGTCATAAATTTTGCGCCTATATCATTGCCGGTCGGAAAGATGCATTATGCGTTGTGATTGAAGATGGAAAGGGGCCGTAAATGCAGCAACAAGAGCAACCGTTTCCTCAACCACTGAAAAAGAAAAAGCCGCTCGGTCAACCGATTGATTGGTCGGATACGGAACTTGAGGAGCTTTCCCATGTCACCAATGCCGACCGGAAAGCGGCTCTCGCCCTGTGGCACAATACCGCGCCTGTGCGTTTTAGGACGCTCTTAGAGGCTCAGGAAACGAATAAAGGTCATTGATGATATGCCTGATACCCCTGCTCTGTCACAATACGGCTACAACAAGGCAGCACGCCGCTACGTTGACCTTCGTACCGGTCAATTTGTGGCTGCTACCGCTATCAGGCAGGCCGTAGACGCCGTGATCGATACAGAAACCAGTACAGTGCGCGACCTCTCGCAGCAACTCTTGAATGGTCAATTGACGCTTGCCCAGTGGCAATCGCAGATGCAAGCCACGCTCAAAACCTTGTACGTCGCGATTGGTGTGTGTGCTGGTGGGGGCTTTGCCACCATGAGCCAATCCGACTACGGCTATCTCGGCTCCCTCATCAAAGTGCAATACCAGTACTTGCGCACCTTCGCCAGTGAGATAGCCTCTGGCAAGCAACCCTTAGATGGTTCCCTGCTTGCGCGTGCGGCCCTCTACGCGCAAGCAGCACGCGGTATCTTCTACGCTATGGCGACAGAGTTGGCGAAAGAGGCAGGTTGCACCCAGGAGCGGCGTATGTTAGGTGTTGCCGATCATTGCGCCGGGTGTGTCACGCAGGCCGCCAAAGGTTGGCAACCGATCGGTTCACTTGCGCCGATTGGCGCAACAGAGTGCCTCTCCAATTGCCGGTGTAGCAAACAATTTAAATAAAAAAGTAGGATAACCAATTGGTTATCCTTTATTGACAATCCAGAGAAAGGACGGTATACTATGACCAATAACCCATCAACAAATGCTACTGATGCATCCCAGGTGGATACCTCTAGTAGCCCTCAGCCCCAGGCGGGCAATTCACAGGCTCAGGCAGCCAGTGACTCGCAAGCTTCCCAGAATGTTTCTCATGATGAATTGCAGCGTCAAATTGCTGAGTTGCGCCGTGAAAACGCTGCGCATCGTCGCAAAAACAAAGAGCAGGAAGACGCCGCGGCTCAGGCAGAACAGGCACGTTTAGCCGAGCAGGGGCAATTCAAACAGCTAGCCGAGCAGCATCAAGCCCGTGTGCGTGAACTCGAACCGATTGCGGAAAGCTACACACGACTGGCCGAGCAGATCAAACAGCAGATTTTACAAGACACCAAAGATTGGCCTGCCGAAGTCAAAGCGTTTTACCCTGGCGACCATGCGACGGCGGAACAATTGCAGGACTGGTACAATCGCTCAAAGCCCCTGCTTGAGAAGTTGCAGCAACAAGCACGCGGCCAACAGGCGGGCAATCGCGCAAACCCACCGGTGGCTGGACAGCCACAAAACAAAGCAGAACGGATGGAAGCCAATCGGCAAGCGTTCATCCGGCAACGCAATTACGGCTTGTAAGTAACCCTTGTATCGTTCGTCTTGAATATCTTGACCCCAACACCTTGTCAGTCAGTGGATGAGAAGACGTTGAGGCCAGGATGATTGAAGGAAAACACCTCTATGGCAGATATCGCCAAATCGGGAACGCCCTCTGTTTCGACAGTTGGCATCAACCCCGGGGCCCAGAAACTTCCTACGCTCCCCTGTGGGGAGAACATTGCTGCAGGAGACGCCTGCTACATCAAAAATGACGGCCTGATCTATCGCTCCACCGGAGCCGCCGCCAATGCCGCCGCCAAAGTGCGCGGTTTTGCGCCCACCAAAGCCAATTCGGGTGAAGTCCTTACCCTGGTTCACGCGGTCGTGTTTCAATACGGCGCAGGTCTTACCCCCGGCGCAGACTATTATCTCAGCGGTGCAACCCCCGGCGCACTCGCGGACGCCGCCTCCACCGGTGGCACCGCGCCCATTGGCTACGCGATTGACGCAACGCGCATTCACGTTCGTCAAAGCAGCTACTAACAGCAAGGAAGGATAGAAACACATCATGCCCTACGGCACCTTACAAACTCTTGATACCCTTGCCTCTCTGCGAGCTGCCTCCGGGGTGATCGCAGAAATTGGTGAGGATGTGGCGTTTGAGAGCATTGACGCTGCCTTCAAAACGCATAACGAACTCTTCCAGGAAGCCCACGCGGACTTTGTCGAAATGACCACCGACCGCCTCCGTCGCTACGGTGGACCGGACTCAATGGTCATGGAAGAGTTGGATGAGTACGGAACCGCCAGTGCTCAGAAGATCACCCCTGGCGCGACACTTGGCTTTCCCTTGAAGTTCTATGGTGGGGCGTTGCAGTGGACGCGCCTCTACTTCCTAAATGCCACCGGTGCCGAGCTTGCCGCCCAGGTGACTGCCATGATGGATGCCGACATCAAGAACGCCCACAGGCAGTTGAAGTATGCGCTCTTGTATCCCACCAACAGCACCTTTGAAGATCGTCGCGTGGATCATGTGCAATTGCCCGTGAAAGCTCTGGTGAATGCCGATGGCGCACCCATTCCGATTGCACCGGACGGCACGACCTTCAACGCGGCAACACACACCCATTACCTGGCAACCGCCTCCCCGACTGCGTCCGATGTCATTGCGCTCTATACAACGGTCGTAGAACACTTCCTGACCGGTAAAGTACTCATCCTGATCAATCAGGCCAGTGAGGCCACCATGCGCGGCCTGACGGGTTTCTATCCGTACTTTGATGCGAGACTCACACCCACCATTCAGAACACCAACGCCACGTCGGCCAATCTTGACCCAACGAACCTGACCAACCGTGCGATTGGCATCTTTGGTCCGGCTGAGGTGTGGGTGAAGCCCTGGATACCGGCAAACTATATGGTCGCGATGCAGGTAGACACCCAACAAAAAGCTCTGGTCATGCGTACTCGTAACGCCGGAAGTGGCGATCTCCAACTCTTGTTTGACAGTGAGATTTTCCCGCTTCGCGCTCGTGAATATGGCCGCGAATTTGGCTTTGGGGTCTGGAACCGCGTGGCAGCCGCTGTGCTGTACACCGGAGGCGGTTCCTACGTGGCCCCTGCCCTGTCGTCTCTCTAATTGATAAAAGGGCTAGCTCAGTGAGCTAGCCCCACCCTTATCAAAAGATGTGAAAGGAGTACCCCTGCTATGGCAGATGAGAATACCAATGAGAATACCAATCAGCAGCAGCAATCACCAACCGACCCGAATCAGCAACCACCAACGGTGATTGTGCAAGACCCGGTGATTGCCGCGCAACAAGCGATAGCACAGGCTGCCCGCGAGGCCGAAG